CTACCTATTCCGCCACTTTCCCCTCGAAACTATCTAATTGTTAAGTGCAGTCAACCCCCCATTCACATAATTCTTAAGGCCGTTACACCTAATAAATTATGCAGTAACGTAGAGGGTGACTACACTCAACTCTTTTGTATCTATCTTTTATTAAATGTATACAAAGTACTGATGTTTGTTTGAACAGTTCAATTTTCATGTTTTGTGAACTGTTTGATGTACTTGGTTAAGTGCAGGTGGATGGAGACTGTCAATTCAGTCGCTGGCCGGCCAGGCGAGGTGATCCTAGATATATAAATCCAGGGAGAGCTCGCTCCAACCATCCACACTCAACCTATCTAATTCTTCGATGAGTTCAATGTACTACCTATATAATATACCACTAAATTAAATTCCATGATACTTTTTTACCCATATGATACAATGCCTATGTCCATACTCGACCTATGGACTAGTTCGCCCACATTTTTTTGCTAACCGGTGCTAAAGATACTCACGTTCGCATGGCGTGGGTATTTTAGTTGTCCACAATTTGCATAATACTCGGAATACCTTGATAATAAAGGGTGTGTGGGTTTAAGTGATATTCGGTCATAAGAATTGCACACATCAAAATTGTATTTCTAAAGTAATATGAAGAGCATCTTGCCACGTGATGGGGCTGGGTGTTTTTCATTTACCCGAAATGTCTATCGATTTGTTGTATAATTGGGGTACATTATGAAGAAAAACAAGAAGAATCTAAAAAAGGCTGATAAAATAAAGATTTTACAGAATGACCGTAGAATTAAGGTTATTAAAGCCTTAGTGGGTACAGGTGGGAAAATGGCTCCTGCTATGCGTGAAGCAGGATACTCTGATGTAATGGTAAACAATCCCCAGCGTTTAACTAAAACCAAAACCTGGAATGATCTCCTTGAAGAACATTTACCAGATAGCTTGTTGACTGAATCACATGTAAGCCTGCTCAAATCCACACGACTTGATCATATGGTCTTTCCACTGGAACACACAGAGAAGAAGGTGGTGAAGAAAAGACCAAAACCAGCAGACGAAGACATGGATGACGATGAGGAAATGATGGATGCCCCACAAATGCTCTCAAAAGAGGATATACTTACCGACAAGGACATCAAAGAGATGCTTTTGAGTGTGAATTGTACCGTTAAGCGTATAGTTCACGGTGAGACATGCCGGCATGTGTACTTCTGGTCCTCGGATAACAAAGCTAAGAAAGAAGCACTAGAAATGGCATACAAGCTCAAGAGTAGATTCACAGAGAAAACTGAAACCAAGCATATATTTACAGGGTATGAAGAATTAACTGATGAAGAATTAACCAATGAACTTGCAACAATATCAAAGCCTATCGCGGGAACAGAAAATAAAAGCCCTATACCTCCTCAAGGAGAAGCAAAAGCGTAAGGAGCATGATCCACTGAAATACGTGGAGATGCACTTGAAGCAGAAGATTGCAGGGAATGCGCGGAAGAAACTGCGTGCATTGTTTTGGGGTAACCGTGTGGGAAAGACAGAGTTTGGTGCTATGGAAGTGGCTCGAGTGTTACAAGGTAAGCATAAATTCATTGCCGGGGGAGATGTATGGGCATTTTGTCCGTCATTTGATGAGCAAAAGGATACCACCCAAGAGAAACTACTACGATATATCCCAGAACATGCAATTGTAGACCGTATATGGCTCCGAAAAGGTATTCTCAAAGAGCTTGTGGTCCGAGGAGATGATGGGGTGAATCATAAAATAACCTTTAAATCATACGAACAAGGGCGAGAAAAAGCCCAAGGAGCTGGTAAAACTCTCGTATGGTTCGATGAGGAACCCCCAAAGGATATCTTTGATGAGTGTTCTGTGCGTGTTGCTGCTGGAATACCACTATACTTCCTCATGACCATGACACCGATCAAAGGAATGACATGGGTGTACAATGAGATCTATTTGAACTCATCAAACCCCGATATCTTCATATCTGAAGCCTCATGGAAAGATAATCCATGGCTACTCCCAGAGCAGATTGCAGAAATGGAAAGACGCCTTACACCACAAGCCTTAAAAGTCCGACGTGAAGGAAAGTTCATGAAGCAAGTGGGCCTTGTAGCATCATGGTTTCAACGTGATATCCACGTCATTGATATGGAAGGGAAGCTACCACCAGGGCAAACATACTTCGGTATCGACTTCGGATTCTCTAACCCTTGTTGTGGGCTCTATGTTCGAGTGGATAGAGATGGGAACCTGTGGGTATTTGATGGTTGGTACCGGAGAGGGCTGATAAACCCAGACATGCAAGCGCTAATGGCTCTCAAAGACCCAGGATTGGGTCGTATCACACGTATAGGTGATGGAGCGGGTGCATCCGACATTGCAACCCTTAACCTTGCAGGATACCCAATTACAGCCGTAGAAAAGGAATCAGGGACAAATGGTGAATCATGGGATGAATACCGTGCAGGGCTCATGGAGCAGTATGGACGAATACAAGAGGCAACAAACATGCCAAAGATATTTATCTCAAGCACACTCACTGATATCGATGATGATCCTAAAAGTCCAACAGTGGGATCACACTTCAACTTCCTCATGAAAGAACTCGAGAATCTAACTTGGGAAGAGATGAAAACCCCCGATGGGGTCCAACAAAAGGCAGTGTGGGGAAAGAAGCCAAACCACGCCATTGATGCTTTGACATACATCATCGCCACAATCGTACCAAAGACATACAAGAAAAGGTCAAATACCATTGGCACTGATGCAGGGCTTGGTGGAGTGGGAGCTTTCTATCACGGATTACCTGGCTAGCTCGGTGTAAGACAAGGTAATTGATATAATTCTCGCATATGGATGACAAAGCAACACTCATGGCCTATTTAAAGGCAGATTCTCAAGCATCATATGATATGCAGTTTCGTCGTCACGACCAGTGGAACGAAAACTATTTACTATACCGTGATAAGGTAGAAGTAAACCGATTGACACAACGTCAAGCCGTGAATGTTCCTATTGTCCGGGAAACTGTACAGGCATGGGTGTCAAAGATAGATGAACCACCACTATTGGTATTTGAAGCACGTGGAAAGGACAATGCTGACAAGCGCGCTGAAATCATCATGAATGAGGTGTATGGCTATTACTATGACAAACTACACTTTGACCAAGTAGACACCCTAGAGAAGAAGATTGTGGGCCTACAAGGGCGAGTATTCAAGAAGTTCGGATTCTCAAAGGCTAAGAACATGGCTTGGGTTGCTGTGTGTGACCCTTTTGATATTGAAGTGGATCCAAAAGCCAACATGTTTCAATTGGATGAGACCGCAAACTTCCTCAACCACAAGAATATCTTTGTATATTTAAAGGATATATTGGCAGATCCCCTGTATGACGAGGAGGAGAAGAACAAACTCAAGGTATATTTGGATAGTAAAGTAGGAATCCTTACAGTTCAAGATACAGTGGATGCACACCAAGCTCGAGAAGCGCGCCTAAGAACACTAGGAGCATTTAACTTTGATGCTATGGGAGCCAAGGATGTATTGGTTGAGCTGAAAGAACACTACAAAAAGCTTTGGGTTGAGAGTGAGAAGAAGTTTGTATGGCATTTGATCATCAATGCTGCGGATGTAGCAATCCTATACAAGAAAACCTTGAAAGAGGCTATTGGAGTGGACTTCCTACCCTTTACTACATGGGCAGACGACCCAGATGTAAATGATCCATGGCCAGATGGTAAAGCTGATTCAGTGCGAACTTTCAACAAGATCGCCAATATCTATGTGTCACAGATGCTTGAGAACCGAACATATCGAAACTTCGGAATGTACTTCTATGACAATACGAATGAGGACTTCAAGCCAGTAGCCATGGATCCACGGCCATTTGGTTTCTTCGGAGTACCAGGAAACCCAGGGGATGTGATGAAGCAGATCGATATCCCAGAGCTTTCAGGAACAATGGAAGAGTTAAACTGGTTGAAAGAGACGATCCAGTCTTCAGTGGCTATTACCCCTACAGAGCGAGGTATCAATGATCGAGGAGCCAACAAGACACTTGGTGCTAAGGAAATCAACCTCGAGCAATCTACAAAGGTTACAACCGTAACACAGAAGAACTACCGAGCCTCATGGAAAGAGTTTGGATGGAAATTCTATGAACTATTGAAAGCCAACACTTCAGGAAGTCTAACCCTATACAAGAAAGGGGCAGATGATCAATACTATCCAAAGACTGTATATCCAAAAGACTGGAATACAAAAGCAGGCTTTAACATTAAGGTCATTTTCAAATCAGACAAAGAGAGTGAAGACAACCAGATGATGCAGAAGGCCATGTTTGTGATGAATAACTTTGAGGGAAATACAGCGGCTATAAAGATTGCTAAGAGAAAACAACTAGAATCTCTAGGATGGAAGCCAGAAGAGATACAACAAGTGATGGATTTTGAAGATCAAGCAGCTGCAAGTGCTGAAGCAGCAGCCTCGGCACAAGGACTTAACCCAGGTGGTCCAGGAAGTGGTATTGATGAGAACGTAATGCCCATAAACAAGGCAGCATTAGCAAAAGAATTAACCCCACAAATGTAATATGTTGAACATAAAGAACCTACTCAATGGATGGATGAAGAAAAAGGTCGGTACGACCAACTACTTTGACCTTTCTCCAGCAGAAAGAGAATCATACGATTCAATGGAGAGAGAGTTGACGGAGCATAAATTGACTGATGATGAGGTATACGCGTTCTTTAGTAAACAAATAGGGTTGTGTGAGGATCAACTTATCAATCCAGATATATCTGATAAGGCTCGTTTGTTCTACACAGTAGAGCTCCGAGTATACCGGAATATCATAAAATTCCTGGATGCCCCGAAACTTAAGGTCCGAAATGCTAGAATGATCATAGAAAGTCAGTTAGGTAATTAATAATTAATTTTTTAAATAAATCATACACATATGCTTAAAGAATACGATGGATTGGATATCGATCAAGCAATATCAAAACTCAAATCTAAGGTAGCTTGGGACGATGAGGACAAGGCTTTCGCTTTGGCGCGTGCTCCATACCTAACACCGGGAGAGCTTGAGGCGATCTTGGGTGATAACTTCACTCCTCCTGCTCCACAAGATGATGTTGTACCCCCAGAGGATACAGTAGTTAAAAACGGTCTAATCGGTGAGATTATAGACGACCAACAACCTCCAGCACCAGAAACTGATCCAAATGCCCCAGTAGGCCCAGAATTAGTGGATATGAAGATGTCTCTAGCTCAACTACAAGAACGGGCAGTTACTCTGGATCTTGATTCGTCTGGAGTAAAGCAAGAGCTAGTGGATCGAATCAATGCGTTCCTTACAGAACCAAAACAATAGTCGGACTTATTCGTTAATTTAACCAAACCCCCTAAAAAGGAACGGTAAACAAATATGACAAACACAAACAACCCAAACCCTGCTAATTCATTTGATGTAGATGCAATTATTGCAGAAACACAAGCGAAAGCGGATGTATTAGAAGGAACGGAGGTGGCAGACCTACCTAAAAAGGCCGACGGAAGTGTAGACCTAGAAGCCTGCACTATCGAGGAACAAGCAATATATTGGAAAGCCAAGCATACTGCTTCAACCAAAGGATTTCATGAATTTTCTGCTAAAACAAAGGAGAAAATCAATGAATTACAATCTCGTCAAGATGCCCCAACAAAAGAGGCTATCGAAGGCGCGGCAGCTAATGCCGACACTGTAGAGGAATTTCAGAAAGCTATCCCGAACTTTAACCTACTTGATGATGATACCCAAGCTTCTTTGGTCGGAATATTCAACAGTTTGAGTGCTAAATTGGATGCCAAGATGTCGAAAGACCCTGGAATTCAGTTTGGTCGAAAGATTGTTGCCGAGCAAAGCTGGGACGAAGCGTTCGATACGGTCGCTTCAAATCCAGTGTTTGGAACTCTACTCAAAGAAAGTAAGGCAGATTTTAAAGCTAAATACTTTAATCCGGCCAATGTTCCAACAAACATTGCAGAGATCCTCACCGATCTAGCCAAGTCTTACCTATTTGATAAATCAAGTCAGATTGGAGCCGAGAATGCTCTAGCAGAGCAGAATCGCATCGACATACATCAACCTCATGGGGGCTCAAAACAACCAGGAAGTAAGATGACAGCCGACGATTGGGAAAGGCTCCGAATAAAGCAACCTCAAGAGTTTGCTCGTCGATACAAGGAGTTCAACGAACAAATGAAGAGTGGAGCATTACAAGAGTAGTACGAAAAACCTTTACAGCTTTATTTAATTTTAACTTTAAAAGTAAAAAAGCTATATGGCACAGTCACTATCAGCCTTTACACCTAAAAAGTATTCCCTCAAGCTCGTAGAGATCTTGTGGAACGAGACCATCTACAAATGGATCGCAAATACTGATTATGAAGGCGAAATCAAAAAAGCCGGCGATCGAGTTGTAGTTCGAACAGCCGCAAAAATCGTTCTTTCTGCTTACACAAAAGGAATGACATTAGTACTACAGGATCTTAACCCAACTTCAGAAGAGTTGATCGTTGATCAGCAATACTACTTCGCATTCGGAGTAGATGAGGTTGATAAGATCCAAAACGATGTAAACGCCATCGAAACTTATGCTCAAGGATCAAAGAATGACATGAGTGAGTTGATGGATACAGACATCTTGGGTCTATGGAAACAAGTCCATGGAGACAACGCAATTGGAACAAACTACTCAACAGGAACAGTCACAGTGGCTGTTACAACTGGATTAGTTACAGGTTCTGGTACAACCTTTACCGCAGGTATGGTTGGAGCACCTTTCAAAGCAACTGGTCACACAAAGCACTACCGAGTAAAAACATATACATCCGCAACTTCAATCGTGATTGAAGATTTGGATGCAAGTGGATATACAGGTGGAGCTATTGGTGCCGGTGCTACGTATGTTATCAACGCCGCTTCTGGTCTTTCAGTCACAAAATCAACTGTCTACGGATACTTGGTTGACCTTAAGACAAAGCTTTCAAAGAAACTAACTCCTCGAAAGGGACGATGGATCGTTGTAAACGCTGAAGTGGAAGGATTGATCCTAAAGGCCCCAGAATTCATCCCAGCAGTAGGCGCAGCCTACGAGGAAGCCGTAAAAGGTGGACTATTGGGACGAATCGCAGGGTTTGATGTTTACTTCAGTGAGTTGCTTGCCGGAGATGCAACTACTGGATACTACGTGCTTGCTGGTGATAAGCAATTTATTGCCTTCGCTATGCAAATCATGGAAGTATTCGTAGTTCCACACTCAAGCGTGCCTAACTCATTCGTGAACACATGTAAGGGTCTCCTTACATGGGGACGCCGAGTGTTCGAGGGAAACCGAGGACGTGGTGCGTACATCCGATTGATTCCAGCTTAGCCTTAATTGGTTTGCTTGTACCAACCCTAATTGTAAGTTGGGGTTGGGATCAAACAAAACAATATGAACCCAGAAGCAAAAGCAAAAAGAGAAAAAGCACGACAGGAGATTCGGGATCAACAGATCGCGGAGGCTCTTCAAATTATTGCAAAAAGAATGGGTGATCTTAAAGGGGACACAGGTGAACCAGGATATACACCAAAGTATGGAATCGACTTTTTAACAGAAGACGAGCGAGAGGAAATAATCAGATCAATCACTCCAAAGAAAGGAATAGACTACGTTGATGGGGAAAAAGGAGACAAAGGTGATAAGGGTGATAAAGGGGACACAGGAGAGCCAGGATACGACGGAAAGCCTCTTACCTGGGATATGCTCACACAAGAGCAAAAAGATTCACTACGAGGCAACCAGGGGCCAATGGGAGCTATTCCAAAGCATCAATGGGAAGGTACAAGCCTACGATTTGAGAAGGCGCCAGGTGTATGGGGTGAATTTGTTAATCTGAAGGGTGAAAATGGTACTCCAGGTGAACATGCAAGAGGAGATGGAGAGTTTCATGCAAGAAGCAGTGGAGCAACACGATTTATTGAACTCGCTGATGTCACACGTGAATTTACTAAAGCAGATGCTTTGAAAGTGGTCCGAGTGAATGCTGATGGTACAGGTTTGGAATATGCCACTGGTGGTGGAGGTGGTGGACTGAATACATTTACCTCTCCGGATGACAGTATTACCATTGGAGGAACACTTGTAGATCCTACAGTAGCAATCAACCTTGCTCATAGCAATACATGGACGGCTGGCCAGACATTTATGGCAGATACTACGTTCAGTGATGTAGCCCCATTGAACGGATCTGCGCTAAAACTCATATCATATCTTAAAGATAACGTGTTGTATGACGCATCTTGGTCTCTTGGACATGGTAACTCTGTACCTGTTGCTGATACGAATCAGGTTGTCATTGGAAACAACAACACACTTACGGGATTTCTAGGATTTGTTGAGGGAATAGGAAACACATCTTCAGGGACAGAGGATGTATTTGTCCAAGGTTTGAACAATGTGGTTACAGGTACCAGTGGAGGAGCGGTATCAGGAATATCAAACACCCTTTCAAATGGTGCGACTGTATACGTTCACGGAATTAATAACAACTCTGGAGCCTTTAGTAATCAGCTCATAACAGGACTTGGATGTACTACAGCAGCAGACAATTCTGCTGCAATCGGTATTGGATTATCAAACTCTCTTACAAACTCCATAGATGTTGGAATGTCAGACGCTTCGAAGATGACCCTATCCACAACATATGGAAGATTTAGAACGAATGTTGGAATAGGGATAATACCGATATCAACGTTGCATATGTCTACCGCGGCAGCTACAGATAACTTTGCCTATCAGACAAACGGAACAACTGGTAATACTGCAACAGACGGTTTCAGAAGTGGAATAACAGGCGCCGGAGTAGTAGAGATACGAAACTACGAGAACACAGCAATAAACCTATATACACTAAACACACTTCGAGCAACCTTTGCAGCGTCTGCTTCCCCAAGATTTTCTGTATATGGAGGTATCGAGGCTCAATACAATGCGATAGCAAACACATCTACAGACGGTTTGTTGATTAGTAACCTAACTTCTGCCACTGCTGGAGTACCTATTCAAAGAGCAGGAAGAATGCACTTCCTAAGTAATGTTTGGGATACAGGAGCAACTGCTACACGTGTAGACGATTGGATCATAGAACCAACCCTTACATCGGGAAACCCTGCTACATCGGTTCTAACCTTTGCTAGACAGTACAATGGTGGTGGATTCACAAACCTAATGACACTTGGATCAGATGGATTTTTGAAACTGATTCCTTCAGGAGCAGGGGGATCAGGTACAAATAGGACTTTGGATTTTGGTAATGGCTATGCTAACCCGGCAATTTACCTGTACAATGCTGGTGCAACTACCCGATACGGTTGGGGAATGCAAAACGATGCAATGCAGTTCTTTCAAGCTACAGGTACAGGAAAGATATTTACATGGAATCATGGTGGTGATCTGCAGGCTACAGGTACAAATGAAATCATGCGACTGGTTCAATATGCTTCAGGTACAGGAGCAGGTCTTAGTATGGGACGTGCTGCATATGTAGCTACTACACCTCATAGAATAGATATGCAAGGTGTAACATTGGCCAACGCTACAGTTGGAACGGAAGATATCCTAAGATTTAGTAGAGGGTTTAACAACGCTGTATCATACCCACAAGCCTTTACGTTGGCTATCGGAAGATATGCTGCACCGTCACCATATACACCGAACACATGTATAGATTTTAGATTGAAAGATGATTCAACGAACAACGTCACAACAAACAATGGAGTGATGTCTTTGAACTCGAATAAAAGAGTACTTATCGGAGCAGTTGGCGCAGCGGACGCAACCTTGGATGTAACACAAGATACTCTAGGAGATGCAGTACAAATACTGCAATCTACAGCCACAAATGACGATCCAAGTGAGATTACATATCAAAATAGAATCACCACTACAGATGCAACTGTTACAACACTGCATACGTTTACTGTTCCTGCATCAAAAACATATATGGTTGAGGTAACAGTGGTCGCCAGAAGAACTGGTGGGATTGCAGGTACAGCAGAGGATGGTGCTGGATACAAGGTTGTTGGTACATACAAGAATGTAGCAGGTACTGCCACACTTATTGGAGCAGTAAACCAACTGGTGGCACAAGAAGATCAAGCTGGATGGGATGCTACATTGGATGTAACAGGTGCCACAGTTAGAGTGAGAGTGACAGGCGCAACCAACAACAACATCACATGGCACATGACAGCGCGAGTGTACCAAGTAGGAAGTTAATCCATTAACTTATTAAAAATAATATTGCATAATAAACATATGATACAAGCAACAATAACATTTCACGGAACAGAGGAACAATTAGATCTATTGCTCAATAAGAACGGGTACACAGGTATTAAGCCTAAGTATGATGCCACAGGTGAACTTGTGTATGAAAATATACAATATCTAAAGGATGAAAACGATGAGTTTGTCCTTGATGATGAAAAAAACAAGATTGTGGTGTCTCTAGGGGAACCAGCTACAGAACCTATGTCCAAAGCTGAATATCTGTCACATCTCATTAAACATTTGTGCATTATGCCCGTGGTAAGAGAGACCACTGCAAGACTAGAGTATGAAAATGGTATCCTACACTATAACTCAAAGGCCATGAATGCTGGAATGGAGCAATTAATAGAAGTTGAATCAATAGTAGAATAATTATGAGTTGTCTACTAAGAAAAATCATATATACCTTGATAATAGTTGGAGCGGTTTTTCTCACACTCCACGCAGTGGATACCGAGAATAAGGTGGTCCGAGGTAAATATGGAAAATTCTGTTATGCAGACGACAAGTATCCAAAAACCATTAAAAACAAATTAACCTTCGATAGTTTCGAAGAGTGCTACAGATCACTAATATATTAAACATATGCCAAATAACCTTACACCTATGACACCAAAGAAGTATCCAGCTAAGAAGAAAGTAATCTTGGCCAACCATTACCCATCAAGTAAGCCGGAGAAGATCGGCAAAAAGAAGAAAAACTAATATGTCTTTGAAGTTTCAATCATATGAAGAGGTCCGAGACCAGATTGAATCAGGTGATTTGTACTTCACTGCGTCTAAAACCTTAATTGGTAGCACTATACGTGCCATTACACGGTCCAACCTATCGCATGTAGGTATGTTTTTGAAGGATCCAGATGGCAGAATAAAGATGTTGGAGGCTCAAATTGGCAACAAGATTGCCGAGGTATATGCCTCAAAGGTGTTGAAAGATATGAAGTTTGTGTTCCTATCTACAAAACACCTAAGAGATACGAAGGGTATCACAGACGCTATGGTCCGAGACCACTTTGAGAGGTATGTGGGGGAGAGATATGACACTTTCGGTATGCTTGTATCCCTTTTGTTGGATGTTAATAATGATTCAGTGTATTGTTCTGAAACAATCAGAGACTTCTTTGATATCGATAGTAGTCATTTACGGCGTGGAATGACACCAGCAGACATTTACACTGCAATACATAATTAAATTACCTCGGATAAAGATGTCGTTAATATATAATATATACATATATGACAACTTTAACCACAGCAGAAGTATTGCAATTGTCTCGTGATAAACTCCTCGAACTCGCGGAGACTGTTTTGCCAACCACAAAGCTTTTGAAATACGCCAACCTGTGTCAAGACGATATCGCTAAGGATGTACTCACAGATGATATTACTGTTCCAACCACTCTTTCATTTTCAGGTGGAGCTGCAACACTCCCTACTGATTGGGAATCTCATAGATTATCTAAGGATAGCCAAACCCCAGGGCAAGGTAATGAGTTTAAATATGTGAACCTAGAGGACTATAGAGCTGGAAAATATGAGAGGATGATCACCAAATACAATGGGCAACTGCTAGTTTTCCCAACAAATACTTCGGTCCTATACACCGATTACTACAAGAAACTGCCAAATATGGCAATTGATCCTGTACAAAATCCGTCAGTGGATGCTTCATTACAAGAATTAATCATCTATGGAATCCTATTCAGAGCCTTTGAGGATCTACAGGACTTTGAACTTGCCAAAGAATACCGAGGAAAGTTTGAACAAGAGCTCAAACTCAAGAGCCGAAAGATATCACTTTCAGAAGAAGGCCCAGAGAAATCAGGGGAAATGTTTAATTATGTGCAAATAGTATAAATCCAAATATGCCACTCAAAAAAGATTCCATTGTCATACCTTTTGCGGACAAGGCCCAAATAGGGGGTCTTACGAAGTATGTTGATGTTGATGATGGTGTCCGCGAGGTACCAGTAAACATGGACTATACGGATGAAGGATATCTATCTCGTAACCCAGGAGTTACAACTTTTGCCAATACAGGGGTATCTGGAATGATCCGGAGATTGATTAAGTACAAAAAGAAGAACGGTACAACCTACAAACTACGTCTCGAGGGTCAGAAGCTTAAAAAGTATGACAGTGTTACCAACACATATGTCGCTCTTCAGACTGAATCAGCTGCACTTACTGGAACTGTATCAATTCCACTCCCCACAGCGGGCACAGGAACGCTCACAACGAACGCAACGGCCGTAGTTGGAGTTGGTACCAACTTTACCGGCCAACTCACTGCTAACGTGTCATATATCATCGTAGGCGGGGTGTCACGGTTGGTTACTGCTATCGCAGACAACACTCATGCCACAATTGATGTTGCTTTTGATGTGGATATCCCCGCAGGAACATCATTTACTATCTCCAGCCAGATCGTAACAGGGGTAGGAACAGCTTTTAACACTGATCTAGTGGTGGGCCAAGTGGTTAGACTAGGAACAACTGAAACATTTGTGGTCCGATCAATCACTGATGCCACACACTTTGTGGTTGAAAAAGCCCCAACTATTGCAGTTGTAGCCGGAGCATACTACAAGGATTCTGAATATCTATTCGATGCCACTGCTAAAATGGGGTATGCGGAGTACCTAGACACCCTATACATAGGAAACGGAGTAGACTTCTTTGGCACATTCGACGGTACACAGCTAAAATTCGTTCGAGCGCTTCCTCGAGGGAATATTTACAACGTATACAAAGACCGAATATTCATCTCTGGTACTATCCGGGAGCCCCTTACAACCTATTACTCTGATCCAGCAGCACCAACAACATTTGGAGGATCTAGCGTGTTCCAACTTGTGGGTACAGACAAGGTAACCGGTCTCATTACATATTACAATTCACTCATAATTTTCAAGGAGAAATCGGTCCATAAGATGACTTTCACCTATGATCCTATTGCCGTGGCATTCCTACCTGAATTTGATGTAGTAAACACAAACTATGGTTGCTCAAGTATCCAAGGGTACTCATGGGTTGAAAACAATGTTTGGTTTTTCACAGGTACAGAGGTACGCGCAGTTGGGTTTAAAGACCAGCAAATAGGGGTATTGGGTGTTGACACATCGATCCTATCAAACCAGATCAAAGAAGTGCTAAAAACAATGACTACAGGGAAAGAAGACGATGTGGTTGTGTTTTACGCGAACCGGAAATTCCACCTCTCAATTGCTCTAGGTGGTGCGACATACAACAACACAATATTCGTGTGCTACACGCTATATTCCAACAAATGGGCAAAATATGTGAACCGAATCAAGTCATCTGTCTCGGACTTTATGGTCGATAACGATATAATTTATACAGCATCAGGAGATGTAACAGGGGTCATGTACCAATGGACATCTAGTTACAATGATAATGATGCTGATTATGAGTACTACGTGACCTTTCAAAAGTATGTAGACAAGGACTTTGCTTCTCGAAAGATATGGAGGTACTTGGATTTACAGTTCAAAAACTTCGAAGCATCGGCACAAATATACATTTATACCGACGACTTTGATGTAAGAACCACTACTACAGCCCCTTTCTACATAGGAACTCAACTCGAAAATGAGGAAAACTCCTTGGGAGAGGTGGATATTGGAGAGCAATTGATAGCAGACGCCTTTGGAGAATCTGTTGAAGCAGTATCTTTCATCAATCGAAGAATATCATTTATCAAGAAATCCCAAACTATTCAGATCCGAATTGGTGGTTTAACAAAAAATCAATCATTCACACTGGCTCAAATGATCCTACAAGGTCAAGTATCACCACGAAGACAATACTCACCATCAGGAATCATATCAATAAACTAAAACAACACTTATGACTAGAGCATTAACATTACTTCAAGACTTTTATAAAACAACAATATCCCTCCAGACAAGCGCTGGGGCTGGTAAAATCTATGTGGGAGTGTTGCCAACACGATCCGCAGGATATCTTGTTATATCTGCCTCAAACTCTGTTTTGAGAGAGATTGTTTACTATGATTCAACCGGAACCGATGGAACTGGTCCATATGTGAATATTGCTTCATCCGGAGATCGAGGTCTTGGTGGAACTACAGCTCGAATCCACAATTCACAGGAATCTATCCGCATGAACCTTACATCTCTTCACTGGGAAGATATGCAAGCAGCATTTATCTCATCCGCTAATATAGACAACGATCCTACTCTAGCAGCCAACTCCGCGACACGTGTGCCCTCACAGCAAGCAGTAAAGGCATATGCCATGCCATTATCATATTTGGATATCGATGGCACTCTAGCAGCAAACAGCGACCTTAAAGTGGCATCACAAAAGGCGGTGAAGACATATGCGATGCCTTTCTCATACCTTTCAACCGATGGAACATTCGCAGCTAACTCGGATGTATTGGTCCCATCTCAGAAAGCAGCTAAGACCTATATGGACGGACTAGCTCTTGCAGGAGCTCCAAACGCATCAACAACAGCAAAAGGAATCGTTGAGGAAGCAACACAGGCCGAAGTAAATGCAGGAACAACAGCCGGTGGAACAGGAGCACGTTTATTTATCAACCCTTCTGCTCTTGCTACATGGCTTGCACAGGCTACAGCTACAAACCTTGATTGTGGAAACGGATCTGATTCTGATGTAACAGTTTCAAGTCCGCAGTCTCTTACTCGTGATATGTACTACAACAACCTAACGGTTAACAGTACGCTTACAACAAACGGTTTCATCATCTATGTGAAGGGTACACTTTCAGGAACTGGAACTATTACATGGGGTACACCAAACCCAGGTACAGCAGCAACAACAACAGCAGGAGCCGCGGGTGGATCAGCTGCAACAGGTGGAAGATTTGTAAACCCAGCCGGTGGAGCTGGAGGATCTGGGGCAGCCGCAAGTAATGGAGGAAACGGAGTGGCTGGTAGTGCCTCAACTCCATCTCCAGCAAGTGCTGGTGGTGCGGGAGGTCTTGGTGGTGGAGGTACATTCTTTTCTGGAGCCGTTGGAGCAGGTGGAGCAGTAACAGCCCCACTTGCAAAAGTCGGTGGACTAGCATCTGCCAACCTGCGTGGAGTTGACTTTGCTCTTAACGGAACACCTGCATCATGGAAAGGAGGAGCCGGAGGAGGGGGTGGAGCCGCTGGAGGATCAGGATCTGGAGGAGGAACTACAGGAGCCGGAGGAGGTGGTGGTGGAGCCGGAGGTGGAATTGTTATGATTGTAGCCAACGCATGGAATGGTACTTTCACTATTCAAGCCAATGGTGCTGCGGGTGGTGCTGGGTCAAGTACTGGTATAACGAACTGGGGAGGTGGTGGAGGTGGTGGTGGAGGTGGTGGAGGCGCAGCAGTAGTGATCTACAAGACAAAATCATGGACAGGCTCATATAGCTTGGCTGGTGGCGCAGCAGGTGCACTTGGTTCTGGAGGAGGTGGTGGATCAAACGGTGCCGCTGGAGTTGCAGGTAGTGCTGGAGCTTCATACGAGATACCTATGACGCAATTAATTCGATAATATTAATAAGATAATAAACTAAAACCATGGCATTTAATCCAGCAACAGATACCCCAAGAACCAAAGAAGAAGCTTTGGCTTTTCAGGCGTATAATCTTGCCGAGAGAAACAAGAATAACCCTTCTTATGGAACACCTATAAGTGGAACTGGTACCAACGGGTTACCGCCACGAAATGACATGGTGGGGCAAGCTGAATATAACCAAACCGGTCAAGATCTACCAGATGGACGTGATGGAAAACGCCCAGGAGAAACTGACGAGCAATACAAAGAGCGAGTGCGAAACTCGGACTTTGGCCTTGCTGGTGGTGAAGTAGATGCTCCACGAGGTCTTTCACCTGCTGAATCACAAGCCATGATTAAGAAATATGGTTTGACAGGTCTTACAAAGCTTAACCTTGAGGGATTAACCATAGATCAAGCCACAGATCTCGCTACTAAGAAGAAACGAGAAATTCTAGGTGCTGCTACGCTTGACAACACATCGTCATACTATGATGTTACAAAGTTGAATAATATCAAGAAAACAAACGATTATTTGATGAGTAGTTTGAACGAAGTGAAAAATGATCCATGGAGTACACCACAAGATAAAACTGTTCAAATGAAGTCAATCGTGGACAATGCTACAGGGGAATATGCACGACTATTTGCATCTCCAGAGGATTTTATCAAGGCCTACCAAACAGATCCAGCTTTCACTAATTCTATGAAGACATACATCAAGTCCGGTGGAACCGTGGCCGATGTCGCAAAGAGAATACAAAGCCAAATAAATACTGATCTACCTAGCCAGCAAACTACAGCCGAGTATCTCGCTAATGTGAAGTACAGACCAGAAGCTGCATTCAACGCAGAAGCATCACTTGAACCAGAGCGAGTAAGTGCTATCGAGGAAATCAACCGTCTAGCCAAAGTGCCTGATGAATACAGGGATTTGTACTATGGTACACCTGAAAAGATTGGATACTTCACAAAGGTTAAAGAGGAGGCAAATACAACAATCAAGAACCTAAATGACGCTTATGCGAAGACAAAACAGACTTCAAGTGAGCAATTTGACTATGAGGTCCAGAAGCAAAAGTACCAAGCAGACGCTGATATTGCTGATCTTGAGGAGAAACGCCTACAAGCAAAGACATATTTGACAGGAAAACTTGCAAATATTGGTGCTTTGACCACATCCGGGGAGGCTCCAGTAGCCCTTACAAACCTCGATGCGAAGTATGAGAGATCAAAGTCCGCGGTCCGAAGTAACTTCCAAAACAACCAAGCATTGCTTGTATCAAAGAAGACAGAGACACTTAATGAACTTGATGCTGATTTAGCGGAGAAAATAACCAAAATTGAATCTGCGGTTAACAAAACAGAGCTTGAGATTGAAAAAGAGATCAGAGAGGTTACTGATAAAGCAGAAAAAGAGAAGAAGGCTGCTATTGATAAATACAACTCAATTTCTCGAACAACATACAATAAATACCTTGCAGAGGCTAATAAAAATGCCAAGGATTATGTTAAGGAATACTACAAGACAGTTTCTGGTGGAATTTCAAACACATACATCAATAAGTTGAGTGGAACTATTGCACAAAAGAAAGGTAAAGGTGGATCTGGAGGTAGTACAGGATCAGGTGGTGGAAAGACATACACTTCTGGAAAGCTTAAATACACCGCTGCGGATATTGCCGAGGATGAGGCATACCTAAAGAAAAACAGTGGATCTGATGGGTATGTGAATCCTGGTATATATCAACAGGCATACAAAGCGTGGACTGATAAAGGTGGGCTTGAAAAAGACTTCCTGGCAAAATACCCACCAAAGAGATGGGTGAACCCTGCAAACAAGGAGCTCCCAGCTTTCTTGCGTAGTGGAGTTGAGGAAACAAAGGCCACAGGACGATCATTGAATGGTAAATAATAAAATACAAAATATATATGGGAGTATTTTCATCAAAACAAGACGATAAAAACATAGTAACTCCAACACCTAAAGTGGTCAAAAAACCTGCTGGTGTGTTTGCTACTACTTCAGACGGACGTATGGCCACAGACTTACCTAAACCATCTCCCAAGATTGATGTATCTGCCCTACTTAGAAATGTAAAAGCTGGTCCATCTAGCACTCCAAAGACCCCTCCAAGTATTCAGGATACACAGCCAAAGCAGATCAAATACTCTAAAAATTACGTTCCAAACACACAGATTGGGCAAGCGAACCCAAACAATACAACTGTTGCTCCAAAAGGTACGTTGTATGAAGAAACTATCAAGAGTATGAGGCCTAGTTTCGTTAAGGAGAAAAGTGACCTGTCTAGTGATGAGGAGAAAGATAATATCAACATCGACATACCTTTCACCAAAGAGCGTGTGTTGAGTTTCAAGAACCCTATTCCAAAAACTGTTGCACGAAACTCAAAAGGTGTAGCCGAATTTGTTGGAAACCTACCGGATGTATTCGCTGAATCAGTACCCCGAGCGGTTGTGAGTACAGGTTTAGCGTTGAATCCAGCAGCACCAAAAGAGATTGATCCAACAACCTTTGGAGGGGAAGCTATCTTTGGAAACAAACCTATAAAGAACTTTACTGGAATAGGAAACGAAGCCGGGGTAAAAAATCCCTTCCTGGCGCCATTTGTCGGTGCAACATATACCGCACTTGATCTATATCCCGGAACTTCTGGAAAAGCCAAGCTATTAACAACGCTAGGCAAGGAGACTGTTGCAAAAGAAGTGGCGACAGTACTAAAAAAGGAAGTCCGAAACCTATCGGATGAATTAATTGCCGAGATTGCCCCTATTATTGCTAAGACATCCGATCGAAAGGCAATTGACAATATTTTGAATAATGCGATCAAACAATACAAAGATGAGTTGAGACAGTCCGCTATAAAGCCCCAGGACGTCACAGGATTGCCCACAGCAGCAGTTTCACCTAAAAGTGGTACAAACACTCAACCTCCTGTATTTATGGCCAAGAATGCCGCAAATAGCAATCCAGTAACAACCACTATTTTGAATAGATTATCTGGACGTGAAAATGTATCAAAGCAATTCATCATGGATCTGACTAATGGTGCGGATATAAAACAGGTTGAGAAGAATATGATCCGAGATCTACTTGAAAGAGAGGGTCCTAATGTGAACGTGCCAGAATTTACAAAGAAAGTACAAACAGAGGTCCTACCATTAGATGTAAAGAGCAAAAATATTAATGTTTCAAGTGTTAATGAAGATGACTATAATGAGTTCTTCGATGCACCTGATACTAAATATGAAAGCATTGTACTACCCGATAAATTGAGGGGTAAAATAAAGGATTATTCAGAAAATGTATATGAATCTCCAGTACCTACCGCAGCAGGTAAGGCACACTTTCCAGAAAGCAAAAACTATTTTGGCCACACACGAATAGAAGACCTGCCTGACAATACAACACGTCGGGTGATTGAAGTACAATCAGATCTGTATCAGAAAGGGAATTTACAAGCAGAAGCAAAGTTGGGATTGATACCAGAGTCAAGGTATCAAGAACTCAATAAACTAGCCCAATACACTAATCCAACCGCCCACTTCCGTATGGTCCGCGAGGAAATTAAGCGTGCTGCACAGGATGGAAAAGATAAATTGCTATTCCCTACAGGAGAAACTGCTATGAAAATTGAAGGGTTAGGAGAAAACCAAAATTGGTTTGATGATGACAAATATCAGTCTCTCCTTAAGAACGGTATACCTGAAGGTATGGGCGGAATGCAGGCCGTACGTACTCACGCACGACTTGATGTTGGTGATTTATCGGTTGGTAAAATAATAAAACAAGGTGTAGAAGGACGTGACTGGGTTATCACAGATATGCTTGGAGATGGAAAATTCAAAGCGGTACCAAAAAGATCATATGATCAACATCAAATCAATATTAAAAATGCTCCAGAAAAAAGTTCAACATCTCTTTCTGTTTCAGATTATGAACAGGAACTAAATGCTGTAAAGGAAACCTTCGACATCTCTGGAAAAGTAGACACCAACAACCCAATATATAAGTTCTACGAAAAAGATTTGAATCGATATTTGACCAGTAAACACGATGCAAAACTAGTTACAGATAAGCAGGGTGTTTCATGGTATGAGGTCCCAGTAAAGAAAGAAGCGGCGGATCAACCAGTGATTGCTTTCAAAGCAGAACCTAAGCTTTCATTCACAGAAGACACTCCTATAGCAGACGCTAAAAAGATGTTCTCTAAAATGTTTGATCCAGACGAGGTGGAACTCATGACAGGAAAGAGAATCGACCAATACGCCAATGGACAGAAGATGACAAAGGACGTAGTTGGATTCTTTACTACCCGGAATGAAGCTTCTGATCTTATTGCCATTGTTGAGAGAAAAGGAAAAATATCTAAGGACACCTTGTATCATGAGGCTATGCACGCGTACATGAGTAAGTTTGTATCTCGAGAAGAGCGTGACAGTGTAATAGATTACATTATCAAGAACAAAAAAGCTGAATTTGAGCAGTATGATAAGGCTTTTTACAACTCCGATGTAGATCTAGCACATGAGTGGCTAGCCGATGATTTTGCTAGATATGTACAAGGTAAAAAGGTTGATGAAAAACTAAAACCTCTCTTTGAGCGTATGTACGAAAAGGTCAAGCAATGGGTTACAGGGGTAAAGAAAATAGAGGAAAATAACCCTTCAGAATTTAAAGGTCTGTACGAGAGAGTTCTTAACAAAGATCGTTCATATGTGACACCAAAGCAAGTCAAACTACAAATACGATCTCAACTGAAGGTTGCGGGTAAGAAACTACCAAAAGACCTTGAGGAAAAGGCAATGTACGTTGAAGCCAAAGCCTTCGCACTTGAAAATCACCCTGCAAAAGACCTTGCAAAATATGCTGCTACACGTGGAGAATTTGCCGGACAACTCCCAGAAGTTACAGGTAAAGGATCTACATTTGGAAAGAAAGGGGACAAGATCATCCAAGATCTAACAAATGACTACTACGAATACCCTGAAGATGCCCGACGGGGATATGAGGATTATGTTGCAAAGCAAAAGGAATTAGCAAAACTGAAGAAAGAATTGAAGCAACAGATATATAGCTATGAAGCTAAAACATACCTGGCAAATAAGGCAGCTGCACTGAAAGAGGCTGAAGTGAAAGCCACAAAGGAATTTGTTGCTGCAAAACCAGAAAGAAAGTCACTACCGTCACTAACTCCTAAAAAGGTTGAGGTTGTAGAACCAAAGAAACCAAACTATACCCCAGAAAAGCGACAAGAATTTACAGACGCACTCGATGCAGCAACCAAGCTGGCTGCTGAAAAGCGAGACTATGCCATTCGGGTCCGGGAGATTGTGAAAGAAGCCAATCGTCCTTTTGTTCGAGGAAACACAATCCGTGATGCAATAAAGAGAGCTCTTAATCCTATCAACTATACAGACAAAAAGACCAAGGATTTGTTTGTAGAATGGAAGAAGAAGCTTTTAGTATCAAAGGAATTGGCGAACCAGGACCTTAAGCTTATTAGTAAACTTCCAGAGAAAGATGGATTGAAAACTATCCATGCGTATGAAGCCGGAAGAAGTACCCCTCATCGGGATCAAATTCAAAAAGCCTTTGATAATTTACTCAAAGAAGCAAATGAACGTGGTTTAAATGTGGAACGTAGAGAAAATTACATTCCGCATGTGTACAAAGAATCTCCAGCAGAAATTAAAAATCTTATTGGAGTGCGTATGGCAGAGAAAGGTATTGATCAGGGAACAATCAAGGATTACTTGGATGGTGTTGGATCATTGAGTCCAGAGCAGGCAAAGAGCCTCAAACTTAAACCATCCTTTACCAAAGAACGGTCTTTTGATACATATACCGCTGCATCAGAATATGGACTACATCCAAAATATGAACATCCAGCACAGCTTGTGTCTTACTATAGGCATGAAATGGAAAAAACCTTTGCTAACTCTGAATTTATGAAGAAACTTGAATTGGATGGAAAGATTCTCCCAGCGGGTATTGCCCCTCGAACATGGGAAGAGATCAGACTAAACTACGGAGGACAACGCTGGTTTGCTGACAAACGATTTGCCCAAGTAATTAACGGACAGATTGTAGATGTTGATAACCTTGGTCCACTTCCTCTAGTCATTAAAAAATTTGCAGGGGTATCAAAATTTACACAAGACATTGCACTGTCTGCTGGTGTACCAACATCAAATATAAACTTCTTCTCTACTGGCCAGTTGATTAAAGAACTCACGTCTGGAAACTTTAAAGCAGTATCTCCATATCTGCGAGCTAACTTCACTGGACCGTCTCTAAAATTCTTTGAGAGGAAAGGATCTGTTATTAAATCTATGGCTGGGCAAGGAATTGATCTAGGAAACCGAATTGGTAACTATGCGGATGTGTACTCAGGTTTGAGTAAAAAGTTTCGTGATAGAGACATTAGAGGGCTTTTAGGAGGTGCTTTCGATAAGCTCTTCAACGAAAAAACTTTTGGATCATTCATGCCCCAACTCTACATTGGTACTTTTGAAAGTGCACTGAAGAAGGGAATCAAGAAAGGTATGGATAGAGCTACAGCAGAAACATTTGCTGGCAACGTGGTTAAGAAATTTATGGGATTGATTGAGGATTCAGGAAGATCAGAATTGATGAAAGATGGACTTTCTGCGGCATTTTTCGCCCCAAAATTCCGAGAAAGTTTAATAAATACCCTTGTAAACACAGGCAAGTCTTTCACAACACAGTGGAAAAATCCCGCTTTCTACAAGAATCGTAGACTGATCGCGGGAATGGTCCTTACATATGCCGGTTATGATACTTTAAACAGAAAGCTCAACAACGGTCAAGCCATGATAAATAATGAGCCAGGACGAGAAATGGCTTTACGAGTCCCTCTGCCAAATGGAGATGTTGTATATGTTGAATTTATGCCATCTTTCCTATCATTTGCCCGATCAATGTTTCTTGGAACAAAGAATCTAGCACAAGGAAATTTTGATGTAGCACAACAAAAGTTTGGGTCTGTTTTTTCCATGCCTATCAAAATCTCTAATGAATTGCTAACAAATCAAGATTATTTTGGTCGTCCAATCTACAATAATGATGATCCTACAAAGGACAAAATCTTAAAAATGGCAGGATATGTTGGCTTGCAAGTTAACCACCCATACATTGAGGAGTTAGCAAAACAGTCAGGAATTACACAACCTACAATCAAAAAGCTATTGAATGTCCCAGACGAGAAACCACCTCTGTATCAGACAATCTCAACAATGTTTGAGTTCCCACTCAAGTTTTCTTCAATGAGTAAACTTAATCAAAATGAGGAAGCAGCAGCAAACAGGATTATATCTGATGAGAGAAAGGATCGACGCAATCTATTCCAACCCCAGTTTGATGAGATTCAATCATTAATGAAAGAAGGTAAAGAAGAAGAAGCCCAGAAGAAACTTGATGATTTAAGTGATTATGACTATGGAACATATAAAGATATTATTGCTACACAAACAGCCCAGACTACGAAGCAAGCCAAGACTGAATTTCTACCTAAATATAATGCCATTTTGGAGCAGAAGTTTGCAGGAAATATCCCTGTAGCAGAAGAAATGTTGGCTAATTTGACCGATGAAGAATATGAGCTATATAGCCAGATGGTTGAACAGTATGGAGGGCGTACCACAAAAATGATCATTGACGGAAAACAAAAACCAAAGTTTGGTGATAACTCTAAAACTGATGATGATTCGTTAATCAAAACAGTATTTACGTACGCTCATGCAATTGGAGTAGATCCTGTTGTCGCATTCGACCGAATCTTTAGTGGACAAAAAATTAGGAGAGTAGATAATGGAGCAATTATTGTGGAACGTATGAGCATGGAAGAATCCCAAGCAATAAAGAAAAAAGAGGGCAAAGACAATAAGGACTATAAGCTTGATCATACCATCTCACTCCAACTTGGTGGTCCAGACACCGAAGATAATTTAAAGATTGTCCCTACTGATGTTTGGGAAACATATACACCAGTTGAAAATTACCTCGGAAAATTATTGCGAAATGATAAGATTAATAAAAAAGAGGCTCAAAGAGTGATCGTTGAATTTAAGAACGGTCAGATTAGGGCTGATGAAATTTATCAACAATACAAATGAAAGAATCTATAATCCTCATCATCATATGGTTTCTAATCATGATTGGAGTGGCTCAATCGCGAACACCTGATGTGTATGATCATGCTGATTTAGATGTTTGTCACTCAGCCTATAATTGCTAACAAAAATTATGGACAACCAAACTATACATATCAATGAGGATACAAGATTTAAGAAGTACCTCACTTCTGAAGTAAAGTTTGTCATCGGGGTGGTTATGTTTGCTTTTGGTTTAGTGAAGCCATACTACGAAATGAAACAGGATATTAAGCTTATGCAGAACGATATTTCAAACATAAATAGCAATCACATCGCCCACCTGCAAGATCTAAAACAAGACATTAAAGACCTCCAAGAAGAACAGAACCATCTTACAAAAGAAATGATAGATTTACAAAAGCAAATACTATATAAATAATACATATGATCAAATTCACTCAAACCAAAAACTATCAGAAAAGTAACGGGGTAAGTAAGATAGGCTTTGTCTTACATGGTACGCTTGGTTCTTTTGATGGATCGGTAGAGTGGTTGTTGAATAGCGATAGACCAAACCCAACCTCCGCACACTACGTTATCGGACGAGAAGAAGGTAAAGTGGTCCAACTGGTAAAGAATGAAGATATTGCATGGCACGCCGGCATAATATCTAAGCCCGCTAAGAGATTTTCAGATCTAATGCCTAAGAACGCTAATGGTACTTTTAAATCACCAAACCATTACTTCATAGGAATAGAGTTTGTATGGGGGTATGACATGGACAATGATGGCACTGTAGAAGCGGCTGAAAAGGTCCTCACACCTTGGCAATACAAATGTGCCCTGGATATTATTAAGTCTTCCGGGATCAAAGATCCAATCTTGGTATCTCATCATGAGATTGCAAGCTATAAGGCGGATAACATGCTATTCGCAATACCTGCGCTAGAAGCCAGCTTACATGCAGAAGTTACACCTCCAAGTATTCCAGAGGATGTACAAGAGCAACTACGAGATGTTGTTGATAAATTTGCGTCTGATGTGCATAACTTAATAGACAAGCTGGGTTAATCTGTCATACTTAAGATGTGAAAGGTGTGCAACCGACACAGATATGAAAATACAATATATTTTAATACTGGTCCTGATAACCTTCCCTCTTTGTCTCCACAGTCAAAAGCTAGAAACAATAAAACCAATAGACTTGGAGTATCTTCAACCTATATCTACAAGCACCCTTAGAATGTCAAATAAAGGGCTCCAGGCGCGAGTTCGAAGCGAAATGAAGGATATGCCGGTCCTGATAGATATCGCGCGATGTGAATCAAAATTTAGACAATGGGAGGACAATGGAACCGTACTACGGGGTAAGATAAACAAAAAAGACGTGGGATTGTTCCAGATCAACGAAAAGTATCACCTTAAAGCGTCCAAAAGGCTGGGTATGGATATACACACGGTTGAGGGCAACATTGCATATGCAAAGTATCTGTACAAGAAAGAAGGATCAACACCATGGAACTGGTCCGGGCATTGTTGGAATAAATAAACTGTGATAAAATAACAATGCAATCCTTAAAGAAGATTGTTGTATCACTACAGCTCGAAATCCCCGCAAGGGGATTTTTAGTTGTCCACATGTCCACAATTTGACATAGGTACTACCCATGCAATATAATTTACAACAGGTCGAATATTAACAGCAAATTAACATAAAATTAGAGATGCGAAATCCAAACAAAAAGTTTTTCTGTAGTGAGAAAAAAGAGTACAAGCAAGTGGAATCAGACAAGGAGTATTCCATGTATCAGCTATCTAAACACGACCTATTGAGAACTGGAGCCACATCATTCCAAAGCTGCCGTAATGCGGTCCGTAAGATCATCCACAATGATCGAGCCTTTGAGAATATACTCCAAGCTGATATGTCAAAAGATTCATCTGGTCAAGTGCGGTACTCTATCAAAGGATCAAACATTGCAAGATACTTATTGAGAAAAGGACAAACATCTTAACAAAATCATATGGCAGACCCAGACCTACAGGTTGAGAACGGTAACTATACACGTATAGTTAATAAATCATTGGAGGAACTGGTAAAGGTATCTTTACTAGGTGCAGAGTACGCAGTAGTGCTCTTCGTGATCAGAAAGACATATGGTTTTGGTAAGACAGAAGACCAAATAAGCCTTTCACAGTTTGAAGAAGGAACAAACCGAAGCCGTCCGACAGTTATGAAGGCATTGAAGAACTTGCAACTGGTAAACATACTACAACTAGTTAAGGTTGGAGATAGCAAAACAGCAAGCAGTATATGGAGATTTAACAAGTACTACACCACTTGGAAACTGGTAAAGCCCTCTAAACTAGTTAAGGATAGAAGCTCAACTGGTAAAGAAAAGCTCAAACAACTGGTAAAGACACCTTTACACACAAAAGATAATACAAAAGAAAATACAAAAGTAGTTTCTCCGAAACTGCCAAAGGAAAAGAAGAAGAGATCAGACAGTTACGCAGATCCAAGACCTGAATCACTACAAGAGTATGTGGATAAGATGCGAAAGTCTCCGTTGCGCCACATGAACCTATTGGCCGAGTATGCAGATGAAATACAAGTCTCAAACAAGACTAGAGGACAGTGGAATGAATTTACCGCAAGACACGTTGCAAATGCAGCCAAACTCGCAGCGTATGATGATGTCCGGATAGCAAAGGCTATGGATAAACTTATGTCCCAAGTTTTTTCAGACAGAAACCCTCGGGGACACATTACCAAATGGGATCTTGGAACGGTCCTTAAACACATAGATTAAAAACATTATGGCATTGCCCAAAAAGGCTGAAGAAGCCAAAAAACATATACAGACACACGCTTGGTCGAAAACATGGACTTCTGTTGAGTACAAGGCAAATGAAGCCACTTTACATCAAATCCATGCAGAATATCAGGAGTGCTTAAAGTTTTGGAACGGACACAAGAAAGGTGGCTTTTACCCAGAACAGTTGTATCAGATCAGAAATGGTGGATTGTCTCCAGGTGGTGGCTACATATTCGATGAAGTGAAGGCTGCAAATGGAGAACCGCAAAAGTATCAAGTAAACGAGTGGATGTTGGATAAGTATCGCCGATGGATAGCTTTCAGTCTAACTGAAGAGGAAAAGGCTGATGAATACAAGAAATGCCGGGAAATCCATGCTGAAATATCAAAGGATTTACGGAGATTGAGTATCAAGGTGCAGGCTTAATATTAATCATTAATCTAAACAAAAAACTATGGGAGTATCATACGATTACACAGAAAAAAATAATGTTGCAGATCAGTATCGCAACAGAGCTACACGGAGAAAAAGCCGACCAATGGCAAGAGGTGTTGATGAGACATTATCATGGCCTATTGTGAATAAAGGAAAAGTGGTCCCAAAATATGTGAAGCTTCCACCTCCAGCGCGGATCATATACAAACCGTACACCAGAAAGAGTAAGGCTGGGGTTAAATACACCAATTATGCCAAGTTTATTCAACGCGGAACGTATAAAACCAAGTAATATAAAAATATATGTTTTACTTCACTGAAGAAAGAGAACAACAATTTACCAACAGATTTGGAGACATATTTATGGATCCATATACAGGTCAATTCAAAAAAAGTGCTAGTCCTGCAAGTGTATTGGAATGGTTCAAAGAAGTCTTAGATTATGAGCTTGGGTATAGGAAAACAACACAACTTAGATCGGTAAATCCTGCATTGAATAGATATATATCACAGGGACAATATTCCAAACTTAAAAAGGGGTCCATAATCAAATCTATAGATGGAAATGTGCGTCGAGAGATAGTTTGGAGGGACGGTATATGGATAACCCTACTTAAGTTAAATGGCAGGAAGTGTAAGACCCCTAATTATATTCAGTATCCATATGGATATATATCGAGAAATTATAAAATATTGAAGTATTAAATCTATGCAAACAAATACCATCACAAAACCGGAAGGAAAGCCCATGAATTGGTCTAACCTTCCACAAAACAAATGCCCCAAGTGTGGCAAGGACTTTATGATAGGCTTGAAAGTAGAGAATGGCATCATGCTACACCCCTGCGAATTCAAGATATCAGAGACCAAATACGCTGAATTATCCGCTAAAATCAAAACAGAATCATACGAGAAACGACCACGGGTATGCAACCCGGAGGAAGAGGATTGTATTGAATATTAATTATGTCGATCAAAAGAGTAAAAACCTACTATATGTTATCGGTCCGGAATAAGGATGGATCATATAGCTATTTTGTAGGTACAACAATATTATCCGCTTTAAATCAGGCTTTTGGCCAACAAATATCATAAATATATGAATAAGAATATATTATACAGGATTATAGGTTTCTTGATTGGATCGGCAATAGGATATCTGATTAATGTACTACTGTTTACAATAATAAAGATATGTTTTGTAAAACTGTTCGGTATAGGTTCTTCAATGAATATATGGGTTGGCGGAGTATTGCTTACCGTCGTATATGTCATGGTTTCAGGCTTAATTAAAAAAGGTAACAATAAGCACCATGATAAATAAAGAAGAACTTAAAAAAGGGTTTATTGAGAAACTCAATAACGTATATATAGATAGGTTAATTGACCCCCTGAATGAACTGGTGACTCAAAAGATAGACCAAGCAGTGGAGGATGAAAGGAAGCGTATTGAGGGTGGAGTTATAAAACTGCGTTCATTCAATACTAAAATTGGAGGATTACATGACTACTTATGTGTCCAAGAGATACTAGCTTTAATCAGGTCACCTTTGAATAAAGATATACAAATTAACAACAATAAAGACATTGAATAACCATATGCCAACAAGAGAAGAAAAACTAAAACTGATACGAGATAAGTGTGTGGAGGCGAACCCGTCTATAAAGGATTTGGTGATGGGGTGTAAGGTATTTGACCTAGAGGAAAACAAAGAGTGTGTGGTGTGGAAGACAAGTTTAGATATGCCAAAACCAGAGGTATATTTAGACACTTCATACCCTCATTACGAGGCTGAATATAGATTTTCTGCCGAAGAAAACCCCTCAGGTTATCACTATAAAATCCTCGGCAGAGACATACGGCTGGCTGATGTGTTGTGTATGATACAAACTGTATCTATCCAATATGCTATAGATACAAATGGAGAATTTTTGGTTATGAAAGAAACCAAAGACAGAACACAGTTTGAATTTAAGTCTGCCAAATTTCATTGGTACCTCACTCAAGACAATCTCGAAGACCAGTCAGATAAAACCATCAACTTTATTTACCAGTTAATTGAAAACAAATAGTATGAAAACAAAAGAAGAAACAAGACTTAAAGATGATGTATGCGAATGTGGACACACTAGAGAGTTTCACGGCAAATCACATAGCATAAATTACACACAAGGTCGCTGCGAAAAATGTGATTGCAAAAACTACCTGCAACATCATACCTTTAATGCAGTTGATCCTACAATCCAACACACTATGGAATGTGCAAGATTATCTGGAGAACCTTGCAACTGTGGGGCTGACTACAAACCAGCTTTCCGACCAATATGCCCTGAATGTGGATGCAACACAATCGTAGTGTACACTCCTCCTAAAGAGCCTATTGAATACAGTAAAATTGGTACTCCGGAGTATATAGATTGGCACAGAGCCAATTTGTACTGCTGTAATGGAGAGACTAATTGCAAAGTTGAGTTTAAGTTTATGGACTATAGCTTATCAACCCCGCTTAATGGCAAAAAAGTTAAATATTTCTAAATAAACATATGCAACACACATATTGGCTCATATGGAGCACAGAACACAAAGGATGGTGGAAGCCTGCCAGAAGGGGCTACACGCAAAATTTATCGGAGGCAGGGGTGTACGAGTACCAAGAGGCGGTAAACATTGTCCACGGGGCAAATATAAGCCTCCTGCATAGTAATACAGCCATACCTAATGAATCAATGATCCTGCTTCAAGGGCTACTTAAAGAAAAGTACCTTTCCACAAAAATTAAACCCTAATAATAGGGTATGGAGATATCGTCTAGTGGTAAGACGGCCGCCTCCAAAGCGGCAGATCATGGTTCGATTCCTTGTATCTCTGCTATGAAAGAAGAAGAAATCGTTAAATATTTAAATAATACTGTCTATTGTCGCCTTGGTCCATCAAAGATACACGGTGTTGGAGTATTTGCAATACGGGATATACCAAAAGGAACTCTTATTACTGATCATAATATTCACTACCCAAATAACCAACAGTACACTTTGAGTGTTGAAATGTTCTTGAAGGTACATGATGAAATTCGGTCCTTAATCCTGGATCGATTTTTTTATGAGGCCGCTGACACAAAGTTTACATTCTACTCTCCAAACTCGGATCAATTCCTACAGGCATTTATGAATCATAGTGATACACCAAATTCTGATGGCCATGAGGCACTCCGAGATATCAAAGCAGGTGAAGAAGTCGTTGAAGATTTTACAAAACTTACAACTACTCATCACCCACTAAATATTTTGAATCACAAGAAGCGCGGAATGGTTTTGAAATAATTATCCACAAATACATTTTGTTTGTATTCTGCATAAATGTGACATATAATTTGAAATGTCGGTATACATTTATAATTAATTCAAAATTTAAACACATTTTATGACACCAGATAACGAAACAAAAATTGTAGTGATTACAGAAGAAATGCTTGCCGAGCAAACATACTTGTCAGAGCATTTTAAGGTTGGAGATGAGACAACTGAAGATCGAATCAATGAACTTGCACAGCAATATGCACAAGGTGCAGATACATCAACTGAAACAGATCAGGAGAACCAGGTCGCAAAAGAGAAAAGTGCAGAAGAAACTGAATAATGCTTTTTACGCTCACTGGTAGTGTCGCCAGCAAGAAAAACTCAAAGAAGTGGATCAAGCGAGGAAGCCGCAAATACTTGGTCCCAGGAGACGTACACGAAGCCTGGTACAAAGTTGCAGCCATGGAGCTAAAACAACATAGGTTACCTCGGTATTCGGTCGAAGAGGCGGCGGTTAAGATCACGATCTTTGCACAAGACAAAAGGAAAGCGGACTTAACCAATAAGGCTGAATCTATTATGGACTTGTTAGTTGATCTAGGGATTCTCGAAGACGACAACTGGTTCGTATGTGGTGATATTCACCTTAAGTTTGGAGGGGTAGATACTGAAAACCCCAGAGCATTAATAGAAATAACCCCATTGTCATGACTATAAAAAAACTCTATAAGGTACAGTTCGCAAAACAGACCCAGATTGATGGAGTTTTTGGCATAGAGGAGACACGGGCTATAGAAGTGGCAGCGAAAGACGCGTCACAAGCTGTGAGAAAGGTAAAATACAACCTTACTCGCAAAAAACTACACGTCCTCACGGAATTCATTGATTCAGTGACGCGGGTAGGAATAATTGAAATAAAATAATATGGCAAAACCTGTAAAAAAAACAAAATCAACTACTCCAAAAACCCAGCGTCCTGCATTGGATGATGTCTCAATGAAAAAAGAGAAATCAAAGAAAAAGGACGGGGTTAAAGCACTGGAGATTAAAAAGTACGTGCTCAAGCAATTTATTAAGTGGCTTAAAACCATTACTAAGATAGATCCGACCGGAAACCCTATTGAGTTTCCTTTCGCATTGCATGGTCAAAAAACACGGCATCGAAATCAGATCGTTAATATATTGAGTGAAAAGTATGAACTTGTAGAAAGTGAACGAGTGGCTTTGTGTGAAGAGCAGTGCAAGAAAGGTAAAGATGGCAAGCCTAAAATGACAGAGCAGGGATCATACGATATTGCCGATCGAGATAAATTCGATAAAGCCTTTGGTGAACTTATGGATGAAACTATTGTCATTGATATCCTTCCGTCTACCGAGGCAGCTTGGGAGACAGTTAAGGACATAGTACTCAATGGATTAAGAACAGAAATGTCATATCCAGAAGGTATTATGTACGAGGAGGTATGTAAGGCATTGGAGCAGATCTAATGCCGGGTCGATATTAACAACAATTAATACAACATACACATCTATGAAAAAAGTTCAAAAGCCAGTTGTAGCAAAGCGTCCAGATACAGGCAAAAAGCCTATAGCTCACGCTAAAGCTCACACAAAAGGCATGGTGAAGAAGGAGGGTAAAAACTGTTAAGTTTGTCCAACACATTGCGTGTTGGGTGTACCAGACGAACAGCCGCATATATTTGGCGTTTCGCTCGGTACACCCAGTACACATATACTGGGGTCGAAATTTAAAAGCAATAATTTTAGAATAAACATCATATGAAAATGACAGTTTTGGTGCTACATAAGCACTCTTCAAAGTATATTTTCCAGCCAGGAGTTGAGGAAGCGGATGTACAAGATCTCGCAGTGAAAGCTTTGGATTCATTCCGGACTGGACTATCAGAGCCTGATATCCCAGAGAGCGACATTGTTGTTGTACGCCTAGCAGACGGGGCCCAGATGATTGGAGCTGCACAATTGGATCTTATTATTAATCCTCCACAAAATAGACCTGTAAATATCGTCACACATACACGCTAACTAGAACATTGTCATATGCAAAAACCTGTAAAAAATAACAATTCTTTCGTCGGTATAAAAAGAGCTGATGGTACAGTGTATAAGCTTATGACAGATGAAGATCTAAGAAGTTTGATGCTTGATCATATTCACGGAAAAATGGATATAGAAGCCTTGTGTAAAAAGCACAAGATAACTAAAAGCCAGTTTCACCGCCAGAAGTATTACAGGGATAGAGTATTGGGGGATCTAATGGAGAAAATAAGGGTACTTAGACTATTGGAGTGTAATTCAGGATTCATTTCTTGGATGCTCAACATTCCACTAGACAAAATTAATAAAAT